ACGTGCAAGACGGTAGATCACTAATGAATCTTCCATCATACGTAACTGATTGAGCGGTTTTAATGCTTTATGAAGATAAGATATTATCTTCCTTTGTGTTTCATCAAGCAAACCAGATGTACAATAAAGAACTGAATCTTTAGTTAACTTAACGCCAGACTGTTGCTGACCAGGTTTCTCTTGGTAGATATAGTATTCGTCTTGATTTTCAATAATCTTGGCACCAGTTACAGGATCTTTAGAAGTTTTTACTTCTTTTACCTTACGTATCTTTGCAGCATCGATAGGTCTTATATCCTCAATACCTTTTGACGGATTATCTACATTTGCGACTAAGTGGAAAGTTAATCTTCCATCTATATACCATCGTCTAAATATATCATGGCCTAAGTCTGAAAAATGAAGCATCTTTAAGATGTCATCAAACTCTGCCATTATTTTCTTTTGAATTCCGGTGGAGACTTTTAAGTCTTCCATTTCTAATTGTACAGCAAAGCCTTCTTCTGCTCCGCTAATAGCTTCGTTCATGATATCTTCTATTGCGGCATCAACTTCTGGATGCAACGCTATGCCACGATACTTCATTATCAGTTGGGCATTATCTTTTGATTTGTCTCCATCAATATCTACGTATTGACCATAATGAGCACCAGCCGCAGTTACGTAACCAGCACCATCCTCATCAACCGGAGGTACAATAGATTTCAGTTTAGCTTGAGCAGCATCTGCCTTCTTAGCTCTTCTAAGCTCAAAACCGAATAATTTTAGTGACGTTTCAGCCATTTAATAACCTTCATATTTAGGAATGTACGGGGCAAAGTTAATTGCCCCGTTACAGTTTTATATATACAACCTTTAAGTGGTCGTATCAACAGCCTCCCAGTACTGGACTTGGAAATCAACCGAAAATCTTTCGATGTCATCGTTTGAGCCGTATGCTACGTCTATAGCAGATATATTAGTTGGGAAACAACCTCTAAAGTTGTATGTCTTCAACACCGTAGTATCTCTATCAAGTTGTTCTATGATAAGATCCGCTTCATAATCAACAGGAGCTGTGAGTCCGGTATTTGCAGAGTGTGCATTAATACCATTCATCCAGCGTTCCATTGAGTTACGAACATTGAAATCTGTATCATTGATAATAGTAGGTGACCATGTATCAAACGTACGGTCTCCTGCTAGTTTTAGTATTCTTCCTCTAAAAGGCATCTCAATAATACCCATATTAGATGCGGGAAGTTGTGCAGCTTCACACAAGAATGATGATAATTCTACATCACCTCCTGCATAACCTGGAAAGTTGATAGTCGCTTTGAACAGATTGGATCTGGCACCGCCGCCTTTCAACTTGGCTTTAAAGTCGTCTACTCCAAGAATAGCCATGTTTATATTCTCCTATCTGTCAATTAAACTGTGCCAACAACTTCTTCAAAGTCAACACCAGTTCTTACAGCTACGAAGTTTAGAGTTACGTAGTTGATTGAACGTGCCGGTTTGATGAAGATATTTGCTTTAAATTCATTTCGATCAATAACTGCAGATGTGTTATTTGTGGAATCACAAACAACTCTGAAGTCAGTTATACCGCGTCTACCTTGGATTTCTCTCAGGAATGGCTCTATAACATTAGTAAATTCAGCTCGAGTAAACTCATCGTTGAATTCAAACATTACATTACGTGCGGCTATCGAAATAGCTCTCTCAATTGCAAGGAACAATCTACGTACGTTAATACGATCGAATGCGCTTGGTCTTGCTAATTTAGTCTTATCACCGAAGAGAAGTACGCCTTGACCCGGGATGTTAGATATTGGATTAACACCGGCTTTGTAAAGAGTATCTCTTTCTGATTTGTTAGGTGAGTAAGATAATGATGTAATACCTACATATTGTCCTCTACGTGGACCAGCTGGTGAGAACCAAGGGGCCGCGTTGAAGTCAGATGCAGCCATAATACCAGCAGTACTTGAAGAAGCAGCTATTTGGATGTATTGATCATTATATTTGTCATATACTTTAAGGTAGTTATTATCCATAAAGAGATATGATGATTTGGTAAATGTGTCAGCAGTTGTGACAGCATTTGTTACCGGAGTCGTAGATGCAACTATATCTGATCGTGCAGGTGAAGCAACAACAACACAATCTTTTCGAGTTGTTTGTGCTATTGTAATAAGATCATTCACAACTGTTGTTTGATCTGTTCTTGAACTCATACCTGGAGCGATAAGGAAGTCAACTGTTACGGTATCTACGTCTTCGAATTTATCGAATCCAGTTGCCATTTCAGATGTTGTAAGAGTACCAGAATTAATACCATTTTTCAATGATATATTCACTTCGGCCGGTGTACCAGTTAATTGAAGATAGTTATCTCCGCTATCTACTGTTGTACCTGCTTCTGCAGAGAATTTATCTGCATCACCGAAACCAGCCATCCAAACATATTCTGATTGATTGTTAATAACATCTTTGATAAAGTTAGTAGATCCGTCTGTATTTAATGCGCCATTTGCTAATGAAACAAATGGGAATCTTTCTAAAACTGCACCTTTAGTTCCACCTATTAAGCCATCTTCATCGATGACAGCAACGTGTGCTTCATCGCCTGATGCATTTCTATCAGCAGCATGAGTAGATGTGGTTGGTGCGGCGTCGAATGAACTCTTATATGTCCATGCATCAAAGATTGTTGTTGCATCACCGGAGTCAGCCGGTAATATTGAAACTTTTATTGAGTTGCCTAAGTTACCAGGAAATTTTCCTATGAACGTATGCTTGTCGCTATCTCTAGCAGCAATTTGATCGTCCCAATTATCTCTGTTTTTAACTAATACTGTTGCATTAGCATCAGAGTCATAGGAGTTGAAAGCAGCACTTGTAACTTCGCGAACTACTTGTAATGAATTAGCGTATCGCAAAAAGTATGCGGCGCTGTGAAATTCTATTGTATTTGATGAGTCGGGAGAACCGAACGTATCAACAAGACTTGTTTCATTTGAAACTAGTGTAGCCTGCTGCACAGGTCCCCAGTTAAAATTTCCTACAAAAGCGCCTGTTGTGGTTTGAACGTTGGGAACTACACCGCTTCTATCTATCTCCGTAACGGTAATCGCCGGAGATTCTGATGGTGTACCTATTGCCATGGTTTTATGTCCTTCTTGAACCTAAATGATATGTTTTCATAATACGGATATTCAATACTGTTATTTATAATATTAGAAATCTCGCTCATATTCAATAGCCCAAGGATGATCTTCCTCTTCTCTCTCGATTTTAGCTATCTGATCGCTACCATCATCTATAAATCCAAATGATGGTACGTCATTTTCAATCTCAGCTATCTTTTGATCATATAACATTTGTTTAATATTAATATTAGTTAGATCTCTAAACATTTCAGTTGAACAGAAATATCCAAACATAACAAGGTTCATCATAATGTCGTCATGGTTACCTTCAGATGCTTCATATGATTGACCTTTTCCTATGAACGTTGATATTTCAAGGATAGTTTCTTCGTCAACTATTTTTAATTTTTCGGTCTCTAATAGATCCTTTATTGCTGAACATCCAAGTCTTTTTACCTTACGAGTCATCTCTGTACCAAGCGCATTAGCTTTGATTGAACTTGAAACATGCATATTTTCATACTCAAAGTCATGATATAAGCCATTACATACAACTTGACCTGAATCATTTGACTCAATGACTACATAAGCTTTATTGTATAAAAGTGCGTACTTATATATAATAGTAGGGAAGAGGATAGGAGAGATAGTGTTACAGCGATATACAGCCACCTGTTCAAACGGTTTCGTGCTAATGTCGATTAAGGTAAAAGTTGAATAGTCCTGACCTCTTCCTCTCGCAACATCTACAGTCATAATATATTCATGTTTCTTTTTAACATCGCTATATACTAGTAAGTTACCTTGTTCTCCTATTTGAAATGGAGCCTTTGCTCTTAATTTCATTAACGTTTCTGCGTTAATAAGTGTATCACCAGTACCAAAGAATGTATTACCAAACTCTTGATCAAATTGTAATGGCGATGTATTTGCAATCGTTTGTAGCTTCCAATGCTGATCTCTGCCTGGTACATCCCACCAATCTACTCTAAATGGTTTATAATCGTTTACTCCTTGTTCCGCACCTTGCCATAAGTTATAATACATATTACCAATACCATTTGCAGTAGATGTAATAATAACCTTTGTATTTGTACCAGATGAAATAACAGGATATGTAGACGTATAGAATTCAGATGCTTTCTCAACGAATGCAAACTCGTCAAGATACAATAACGAAACAGAAAGACCACGTATCGAGCTACCAGATGTGGCAGCAGCAAGGATCCGCGAGTTATTACTAAACTCAATAGATCCTTTATTCAATGCCTTTGTGCCAGGCTGAAGAAAGAATGGTAGATTCTCTAGCATCAATGTAACTCGAGCCAGCATCTCACGTGCAGTCGCACCTTTGTTTGCTAATATAGCTATAGTCTTTTCTGTATGAAAGAGAGCATACCATAATAGATATGAAACAGACGATATAGATTTTCCGGATTGTCGACATGCTAATACAATATTAAATCTATGCTCATCAAAAGATTTAAACATCTTTTCTTGATAAGGATATAAATCAAAGGGTACTAAGCCTTTGTCGAGAGATATAACTTTACAATAGGTTTTAGCAAAATATGCAGGATTTTTCATGCATTTTTTGTATTCTATTATTAAGTCTTTTGTCCATTCCTGATCTACGCCATCTCTTTTTACTTGAGAATTGCCTAGATAGGTTTGTTTATCAGTTGTTATCATCTTTATTCAACTGCGGTGTAATATCTACCACATTGCTCATATCATCATTTTGTAACATTCTTTGGAGTTCTGCAGTAGATCCAACAAAGAGATTATTCGTAGTCTTCTCTATAGCCTTTATATCTGCCGCAGTAATATCTTTATTCTTTTTGTTGAGATCCATTAACCTATCGTTAACGTCTGATACGTTTTTAATCATACCTGCTAATACCTCAAAAGCCCGTGGGTGTTCGGACTCTCGTGCAACTTCTATCATAAGATCGAGACTTTCTCTACCTTTTTCTATCAAATCATAATATGTTTGTCTAGAATAATTATAGTCGTCGCTTACATTGTCTTGTTTTTTTGTCATTGGCTACTATCTACATGATTAACTAAAGTTGTTGTAAATCCAAAATCACTATCTGCTGTTACACCAAGAGGATTAGGAAGAACTGTTAACGTTGAAACCTTTGCGTCTGAATCGGCTGTGAGCCCATTCGGAATATCCATTAAATATTGTTCTGTTTCTATCTTACGTATTATCTGAGTATTTATAACTCCTGAATAGAAGTTAGCTTCCATCTCAAAGTCGAGCTGATATACAATTGTTCTACGTGCATCTAATGAACCTTCATAATCATCTGAATAACTCATACCTGAAAGTGTAATAGGACAATCTTCTAATATGTCAGCATAATCACTAAACGGTTTAATCGTAATAGTATATTGTGGATTAAAGAACGGTATGATCTGTTCGACTATTTGTAAAGCTTCATCTTGAGATTTTGTAAATATATTTAATTGCATAGAAAGAGTATATGGAACCGGAGCAAATATTTTAACTCGATCACTATCAGTAAGACCAACACGATTAAAGTTACCAGTTTTCTGTAGTTGTCTTTCAGGTGCGTATGTATATGCCAATATCTCAAAGGACATACGCGGTAACTTTAATGCTACTTTCTGATCTAAATCTAAATCGGCGTGTTCTCTAATTCTCTCAAGGAATTTAGCTTTAGGTGCATATGAAAGCGGAACTTTCTTTGTTTGTATTATAGCACCAGCACTGTTCTTGTTTAAAACATATATGTTATTAAAAAGCGATCCAAACATAGCAACACTTTTTCGTATACGTTCATGATAAAAATATGCATTCAACATTTATTGTACATCTCCAAACGGATTCGTTTCACTAAAATCTAAGAAGCTCATAACACTATTAGTAGTTTCAAAAGTAGAATTCTGTTCATTTTCATTTTGTTTTAATACTTCGGCTACTACTGATGGAGTTGCTATATTAGCCGAACTAGCACCAATAACCGATCTTCCGGTAACTGGCAAGTGGAATTTACCATCATCTGCACCAAAGTTTACGAGATGTAGGATATTATCAGAATCACTCCATGCTGCAACTTCACCTGTTAAAATAGTACCATCTGTAAATGTTTGTGTAACATTTTCACCAATAGTATATCCGCCTAAAGTACCATCACTATCCATAGTAAGAGAAACTCTATATCCAAAGTCTGACTGAATAGCATTAGCGCCAGCAATACCAGTATCAATATCTTCGCCACTATATTCGAATAACTGACAACGCATCTTATATGTAGGAAGATTACTTAGCTGATAGAAAGGTGATTCGTGCTCAACGTGTAAAATCTCAAATAATTTATTTGAAAGTTGTAACCAAATAAGATCACCTTCCTTTGGTCTTAATACTGTAATAGAATTACTAGAAGAGGCAACTGTTTGAGACCATCGTTTTCTTGCAACAATAAATGTTGCTTCATCTCTTATCTCTACACCAAACTTAGTAAATAGATCTCCTTCACCTTCAAATCCTTCTGTATTTTCAAGATACATTTCGATTTTATATGAATTAGTAAAGCTACTTGCAACGTCTTCACCAAGTATTGTATTCTCGTTAACAATAGTTCGTGGAAGATAATAAACATCTTGACCATAGATCTTCATTGACTCTATGATTATGTCTTCATATAGTCTTTGTTCTGATGTAACTGCTTGTCGAAAATTAGGGTTTCTAGCCATGGTTTATCCTGCAAAGAAATCTGGTGGCATTTCGTGTTCTAGTCTTATTCTTTCTCTTAATTTTTCTATATCTTGAGTAGCATCATCGTATATTTGTCTACCGTTTAATGTTACACCACCTGGCATTACCATACCTTCAAACTTACTTAAATTCTGACCCCATTGTTGTTTAAACAGTGCAGTTGTATATTCCTTTAACCACAGATCATTCCATACAGTAGTATAATCTGAATCATTTATTTCTTTATACACTTCAGCAACAAGAAATTTGCCTGCTATTATATCTCCATCTGCAAAATCACCATGAATATATAATCTATTTTGTTTACGTACAAAAGTCGTTTGAGGATTTCCGTTGAGCATCATGTCAATAGTACCAAGATATTGTTGCATCATGTCATAATATGCAAGATTACCCATTGTGCCATGAATATCTGTCATATCGTTTAACATCATTTGATATTTAATGTCAAAGAAGTTTGTAGATCCACTACCTGATTGTATACTAAATAGCTTTGTTACTTGAGTAATATCACTCGCTATTGTAATAAATTCATTAGTTACATCAGTAGCAGTTACTTCATGCTTTAAGAATGTACGTTGTAATGCTTCACTGTGATATTCACGAAAATATTCAAGCGATTCATCTACA